TCTTACCGCTCAGCAGAGCCGTCAGCGTTTCTGTCGGCGTGCTGTATGTTACGCTGTAATTGTGCTGCGTTTCGGACTTTTTTGCACCGCTGCCGTCAGTGCTGGCATACACCTGCCGCTGTAGTTCAAACACCTCCGCCAACGCACACGCACATTTTTTAACCTGCTCCGCAAACGGTTCCGGCACGCTGCCGGTAAGCCGCCCGAAGGTCACATTGTCGATATAGTCAGATGCACGGGCGACAGCCGTGCGAAATGCTGCCGCATCTGTAATAGATATGCCACAGTAAAAGTCTTGGTAATAGGGAAAATCTGCATAGACTGCCATCCTTATACCTCGGTTCGCTTAACATAGACGGTCTTCGGCTTGGAAATGCCGATGCCATAGACTTTTCTGCCCTGTACGGCGGAAGATCCGATGTACTTGTTTGTCAGATTGTTGATGGCGACTGGAACAGACCATTCCTGCACCCGATGGCACCAGTTTGGGTGACCACAAATAAATTCTGTGGTGGTCTTCTTGCCACCGACAATTGTAGTATCCTCGAACATCGTGTTGTTGGATTCAAAGACGTTATATCCTGCGATTCTGCCGACTACGCCAGACTGCACCAGTTCCTGGGATAAATCGCCCTGCCGGATGTAGTGGTCATCCGCCAGCAGGACTTCCATAAATTCCGGAGAAGCAATCAGCCAACGCCGTCCATCGTTCGGCACGCCCATTCGGGACTGTGTCCGTTTCGCAGCCAGAACTGCCTTATATGCGGTGCTGTCGGTGCAGGCAGTTTTCGTTGTTGCAATGGTGATACCAGTTGTTTCTTCCAGTGCTCGGATAGATTTCGTATCCATAGACAGCCCCAGAGAGTAACCAGCACTGTCCAGCCGTTCCGCCTTGATGCCGTCCGGCACAGCAGCTGCTTCAAAACCGTCAATCATTTCATTAACCGCTTCATCATTGTCAATCGGCAGATTGAAATAGGTTGTAGAACCAGCAGAAATGTCTACACCGTTCTGCCGGTCATACTTTTTCACTTCCACCTCAGTGTCCCGTACCGGCACCTTTACCATACCGGCTTTCGGGTCGCCTTCGTAACGGTTGTTAAAAATGAGATTGTCCTTGGTGACGAGCGTCGCACGCAGCTTTTCGTCTACCAGCTTCGAGTATCGTTCCTGTAAAGCATGTGCCATAAGTAAATTCCTCCATTAGTTGTGTTTCAAATTTGGGTTCATAGCGTAAAAGGCAGACTCGACACCATCCATTGCCTGCGGTGTGCTGTGTGATGTCGGGGCAACCGCCGGATGATTTGGATTCAGCAAAAATGCATCCGGACAGGTCTTTCTCAACTCCTGCACCGCCTCTGTTCCGC